CCAGCACCAACCCCTACTAAAGAGAAAGACAAGGAGTAATCATGGCCATATTCTTAAACAATGGCGTATCCGTTACGCTAAACAGCGTTGATCTATCAGCGTATGTAACAGCTGTAACAATTAACCAATCCTTTGATGAGCTAGAAGTAACCGCCATGGGCGATACTTCACATAAGTTTGCAAAAGGTTTGGAAGCAAGCACAATCACTTTAGACTTCCTAAATGATAATGCCGCCTCAACAGTTATCCCTACATTACGTGCTGCTTATGGCACTACTGTAACATGCGTTATCAAGCAGACAAGTGCTGCCGTATCTGCAACTAACCCTTCATACACAGCATCTGTATTGGTAAATAACCTACAGAACGTAAATGGCGCAGTAGCTGATATATCATCACAAAGCATCACATTTACTTGCAACAGCACAGTCGCTGTAGCAGTCGCATAAGGAGTAATAATGGCAAAGCTAAAGATAACAAGGGCTAATGGTGAAGTCACAGAACACAAGATAACACCAGGTGTTGAGTACGCTTTTGAGTTAAAGTATAACGCAGGAATTAGTAAAGTCCTACGTGACCATGAACGGCAGACTGAGATTTACTTCTTAGCGCATGAATGTTTACGTAGGGCAAACATAACTGTACCTGTGTTTGGTGTCGAGTTTATTGACAGCTTAGAAACTGTCGAGGTATTAGACGAAGAAAAAAAATAGTACAGCGTGATTCCACGATCTATGCGATAGCAAGTTTGTCTGTAGAGTTAGGGATCGCGCCTAGTGAGTTTATAAATATGGACTCAGAAATGCTACGAGCAATCGTGCAGGTGCTTAGCGATAGAGCAAAGGAGATCAAAAATGCCAACAGTCGAGGTCGTAGGCGTTAAAGATGTCCTAAAAGGTTTAGAGTTTATTGACGAAGATATGCGCCAAAGGATTAGGACTGCTATAGATCCTTTGATGCGTGGTGTGGCTAGTAAGGCTAAAGGTTTTGTGCCAGATAACGGCAGCGTATTATCAGGCTGGAGTAAACCAAGTAACCCAGCAATTAATTTTAAGCCATTCCCAAAGTATGATGCTAGCACTGTTAAATCTGGTATTGGGTATAACGCAGGTGAAAATCAAACATTTAGAAACGGATTCAAGATTAGCAACTACGTGTATAACGTAAGCGCAGCTGGTCGCATATACGAGACTGCAGGTCGCAATAACCCACAAGGACGTGCGCCATTTCAGCAGATAAATCCTGGCACAGCTAACTCACCAGTTGGCGCAGTGCAAGGTTTTGAGGGTACAAAAAGAGCTAGAGAATATACCTATAATAAATCTACTAGAGAATACTCATCAAACAATCCGTTTGCAGGTTATCAGTTTGTAACATCTATGCCAGGACTTACATCGCAACCTAGAATTAAAGGCGTACGAGGTGGCACTGGTAAAAAGACAAAGGGCAGACTTATATTTAAGGCGTGGTCTCAGGATAGTTCTAAAGTTTATGATGCAATACTGCAAGCAATAAACTCTACAGCTATACAATTTAACAAATCTACAGAAATTAAGAAGGCAGCCTAATGGCCAATGTAGTTGTCTCGGCTATTGCTACCTTTAATGGAAAGGCACTTAAAAAAGGACAGAAGGATATATCCGCTTTTGATAAGCAAGCACAAAAACTAGGCAAGACTTTTAATCGCGTCTTTGCTACTACAGCATTAGTTGCATTTAGTAAGAAGGCTATAAACGCTTTTGCAGCCGATGAGAAGGCCGCTAAATCACTTGCAGTACAGCTAGAAAACACAGGCAACGCATTTAGGGTTAATGAAGTAGAGTCCTATATTGCAGGTTTGCAGAGTTTATATGGCGTATTAGACGATCAGTTACGACCAGCATTCCAAACTTTATTAAACGCTACTGGATCAGTAACTCTTAGCCAGCAAGCATTAGAAACCGCATTAAACGTAAGTGCCGGCACAGGTAAAGATTTAGCCAGCGTAGTAGCTGCTATTGCTAAAGGCGCATCAGGCACTACAACAGCGTTAGCAAGATTAGGCACAGGATTAGATAAGGCCACGATTGCAAGTGGCGATATGAATAAGATTATGGCAGCCTTAGATACTAAGTTTAAGGGTCAGGCATTAGCCAGATTAGAGACTTACGCAGGCAAGATGGATCTGTTAAAAGTAGCTGCTGCTAATGCTACCGAAGTTATCGGTAAAGGTTTAATAGATGCTATAAGTGCTATAGGTAAAGATAATTCAATAAATCAAGCTGCTGATTCTATGAATAACTTTGCAGTTGCTATTGCGAATACTGCTACAGGTATGGGTGAATTAATTGGTCAAATTAAAAGAATGCTAGACAGCGATGTAGGCAAGTTTTTAATAGGGTTGACTGCTTTACTTACACTTGGTAAGAAACAACTAATAGTAGGTGCTGCAGGTTTAATTGCTTATGATATAGGTAAAACACAGAAACCATCATCTAACTTTACATATGGGTCAGGTAATCCATTTCAAAAAGCAGAAATTAAAGCCATTAAAGATGCTGTTTATTATCGTAAGCAAGAGAATGCTTTACTAAAGGCTAAGACTGCTGTGGATCAATTACGAGACAAGTTTGACCTAGAGCGAATAGGACTTACAGCTGCACTAAACGCTGCTACAGACGCTGAGACTAAATTAAGAATTAGAGCGCAACTTGCTATCTTAGATAATAACGAGGCTTTGGCTAAGAAGTTATTAGCTGAGATGGAAGGCACAACAGCCACAGAAGAATTGACTAAACAATTTTACGCACTAAGTGAGGCTGCTAAAGCGTTGCTATTATCCTTTGGCGTTGACCCATCACAGATAGGCCCAGGCGGTACTATTATAGGTGGCGCAAGTGGTCGTATAGGTAACCTTGCAAACACTTCTATAAATAACCCTAACTTTGCATCTAGTGCTGCAGGTATGGATCTAGGTTTAGCACTTGGATTTACGCCAGGTAGTAGGACTGGTAGTGCAGCACCACAAGAAATTATAGTTACAGTAAACACAGCAGCAGGTGGCGATAGATTAAGTCAGGCTATTGCAGAATCTATACAAATTGCTACAAAAAATGGATATAGCACAGTGCCGGCAGGTCAAGGCTTCTAATGCCAATACCTGTAATAAATGCAATAATTAACTTTAGCACTGGACCTAGTTTTGCGCAGAGCCTTATTTTGGGATCAGGCATATTAGATACAAACGTATTAGGCGATCCAGCAGCTGTAATTGTAGATGTGTCTAATCAAGTAAATCGCATAGAGACTAACCGAGGTCGTACTGCCCTATCCGATCAATTTCAGACAGGATCATTAACCTTACGCATAACAGATCAAAATGGCGATTTTAATCCGCAGAATGTTACTGGCCCGTATTATAATTTATTAACACCCATGAAAAAGGTGCAGATTACTGCAACCTACTCATCGGTAACTTATCCTATATTTTCAGGATTTATAACAAGCTACGTTACTACATACCCTAGTGAATCTGGCGAAGATGTAGCCATAACAACTATCCAAGCTGTAGATGCATTTAGATTAGCGCAGGTAGCCCAGATCAGCACAGTTACAGGTGCTACTGCAGGTGACTTATCAGGCACACGCATAAATCAAATACTAGATCAAATCAGTTGGCCGGCATCACAGCGCGACATAGATGCAGGGCTTACTACTTTACAAACAGATCCAGGCACTAACCGCACAGCACTGCAAGCTTTATTCACTGCTAGCGAAAGCGAGTACGGCGCGATCTATGTAGATGCAGATAATAATTTTGTATTTCAAGATAGGAATGTAACCGCTGGATCTATTGGCGGCATACCCACAGTTTTTGCAGATAACGGCACAGGTATAGATTACTTTGATGCTAGTTGGATTCTTAACGATGTGCTTATATTTAACAAAGCCACTATTACTAGATCAGGTGGCACAGCGCAGGTAGCTTTAAATCAAGACAGCATAGATAAATACTTTTTACACAGCTACTTTTTAGACAACCTACTCATGCAGACCGATGCAGTAGCCCTAGATTATGCCCAGGCTTATGTCGCTAGTAGAGCTGAGACAAGTATCCGAGTAGATTCCATAGTCTTAGATTTATACACAAACAATTACAACACAGGCATTATTGCAGCCCTAGACCTAGACTTCTTTGATCCGATCAAGGTAATTACTACACAGCCAGGCGGATCTACCCTAGAGAAAACATTACAGATTTTCGGTGTACGCATGAATATATCACCGAATAGTTGGCGCACTACGTTCACGACATTAGAGCCAGTCATAGACGCATTTATCCTAAATGATACGATTTATGGCACTTTAGACTATAATGTCCTAAGTTACTAGGGAGTACAAATGGCAGCAGGATTAGGTTTTAAGGACTTTGTTACAGGCGAGGTATTAACCGCCGCCGATGTAGATGGCTATTTAATGCAAGGTGTCTGGGTATTTGCCAGTGCCGCTGCTAGAGATGCAGCTGTGACTGCACCACAAGAAGGCAACTTTGCTTATCTTAAAGATACAAATGTAACAACATATTACACTGGCAGTGCTTGGGCTAACTTAGATACAACGGGCATGACTAACCCAATGACCACTACAGGCGACACAATTTATTCTTCAAGCGGATCTACACCAGCAAGATTAGGAATTGGTAGCACTGGAAATGTGCTTACTGTAGCTGGTGGAGTACCAACATGGGCTGCGCCTGCAAGCGGTGGTGGTATGACTTTATTGCAATCTTTATCTTTAACTGGATCATCTGTTACTTCATCAACTTTAAGTAGTGCATATAAACAATTTTTTGTTTTAATTAGAATGTTTTATGGAAGCGCAACAACTGCATTAAACATGCGCTTAAATGGAGACACAGGCAGCAATTATTCCTATAACTGGTGGGATGGAACGACAAGTATCGGTGGTGCATCAGTTAGCGCAGGTGCTCAAATAAGAGTAGGAACACAAACTACAGACACTGCTACTTTGAAGAGATTTAATGGAATTATTACAATTAGTAGACCTTCAGACACTGATGTTGTATATGTTTCATCAGACTCAAATGTTTACAATACTGCAAATTATTCTGGATTTGTTACAGGCGTTTATGATAATAGTGCTGCAATTACCTCAATAACTTTTTTTGTTGGTAGTGGATCAATGACCGCTGGCACAGCAGAAATATACGGAGTAAACTAATATGAAAAAACCAATTGTAAGAATATACACAGGCGCAGAGATAACAGATTATGTTGATCGTGAAATGAATGATGCCGAATACGCTGTTTATCAAGCGGATCAACAAGTGGAAACTGCTCGCCAAGCCGAAGGTGAAGCGAAGGCGCAAGCCAAAGCAACAGCCGAAGGTAAGTTAGCCGCACTTGGTTTAACTACCGATGATCTACGCGCTCTAGGTTTATAGCCAGTAAATGAAGCCTTGGCTTTGTGCAGCTGGTACACAGTTAAGAGATCAGATTGATACATGGTACCAAGATCGCCGCACTACCTCTGATGGGTGGCTGGGCGATGCTCGTCATTCCACCAGAAAATCGGATCATAATCCAGATGCAGGATGTGTCAGAGCCATTGATGTGGATTCTCGCTTGGATTCATCCGAAGGGATGTCAATATATTTGGCTGACCAAATCAGACTGTGTGCAAAGACCGATAAACGCATATCTTACGTGATTCATAATGGCATGATTGCAAGCAAGATACTTAATTTTAGGTGGCGTAAATACTCCGGATTTAATAAGCACACAAAGCACATACATATCAGTTTTACAAAGTTAGGCGATAAAGATAGCAAGCCGTTTGATATACCACTACTAGGGGGTAACTTATGAAAATCAGTAAGAAGCAAAAAGCAATACTTAAATCATACTTTAGGGGTGTGCTTGTCTCTTTGTTGACATTTCTAGCAAGTAACGAATTAGGTTTAGATCCAGCGGTGTCTGTAATTGTTGCAGCATTGGCCGGGCCGGCAGCTAGGGCTTTAGATAAATCCGATGATGCTTATGGCATCGGTGCAGATGAAGCATGACACCTGGCGAGTGGGTAGCATTAGCCGTTGGCGTATGCGCCGTATGTACAAGTTTATTAGTGGCTCTACGATGGGTTATTAAATCTTACTTAGCTGAGCTTAAACCAAATTCCGGCTCAAGTATGAAGGATCAACTTACTAGATTAGAGCAGCGTGTTGATGATCTATATTCTCTAATAGTTAAGAGACAATAAACACATGGCTGATACAAGGCGTAAGCGGAAGAAGATTAATAGACGTGTGGTGCGTAAATCACCTGAGCCATTATCTAAGTTAGATCAGCACTATATAGCCATGAACGAGATATACAAGGCTGCAAAAAAGGCTGGCTTTAATGAAAGCTGTGCTCTTTATTTTGTTTCTGATAGAGCCACAATGCCAGACTGGGTAATAGGTGATGGCGGCATCATACCTAGTATAGATCCTACAGAAGAGGGTGAAGATTAAGCGGTGGCTTGTAATCTCGGATCTCCAGATTCCGTACCATCATGAGGCGGCGGTCAAGAATGTTATTAAATTGGCAAGACGCGAGAAGTTTGACGAAGTTTTATGTGTGGGAGATGAAATTGATTTTCAGACCATTAGTAAATGGAGTGAGGGCACACCTCTCGCTTACAGTCAGACTCTTAATGAAGATCGTGCAGCTTGTCAAGACATTCTTTGGGATCTTACCGAGTACAGCAAGCAAGCTAGTGTTATCCGCTCTAATCATACTGATCGCCTTTATAGCACTTTACTAAAAGCACCGGGTTTAATAGGGTTACCAGAGCTGCAGTATCCTAAGTTCATGGACTTTGCCAGTATGGGCATTGATTACTATCGCACAGCTTATGAATTTCATCCGAATTGGGTATTGGCGCATGGCGATGAGGGAAGTATGAGCCAGCATGCGGGTATTACAGCCCTTAACTTGGCTAAAAAATGGGGCAAATCGGTCATAGCGGGACATAGCCATAGGCTAGGCATGAGTGCCTATACAGAGGCTATAGGGAGTCATTACAGACCCTTATATGGTGTTGAGGTGGGTAATCTAATGGACAGAAAAAAAGCCTCTTATATACGCTATGGAAGCGCGAACTGGCAAATGGGATTTGGTATACTAGAAGCTGTAGGAAAGACGCTAACGCCCACGTTAGTGCCGATCAATAAGGATGGCTCATTTACAGCTCTAGGGCGGTATTACGGGTAACATCGTTACCTAATCGTTATACAAATACGCCTCAAAATCATACACAAAGTCGTACACACCTGCCACAATATTGCTATGCCACAAGATATGTGAGCATAGACGGGCTACAAATGAAAATACAGATTGACATAAAAGCAGCTGATTTTGAAGAGCTGTGGATAAATTCTATGGAATGGAAAAATAATGACTGGCAAAAACAACCCGGTAGATTTAGTCCAAGTCCCATATTTAGTTGGGCTTTTGTATACTGGTTTGATAATTATGCAGCACTGAAAATGGCAGAGGGTTTTATAAGTTCTTTAAGCAAAAATTACGCAACACATCTAGATCAAAATACAGGCGATTGGGTAATTCTTACTAATTACGCTAGTCCTTGTCACCTACGTAAGTCAGTGCGTAAGAAGGTGAGCGCATGATAGAGACAACAGCACCATGGATAGTGCTTTATAGTGTGTTAGGTTATTTTATTGCTTGGGGCGTTTACTCAACAATTAAAGATAATGCATTCCAGTCAGGTTATTGGAAAGGCCGTAAAGACGGCTTTGATATGCACCGCAGAATGACAGACAGCAAAACTAATGTCGACAACTACTGAGCAGTTATTTGATAATGTCGTCAAAACTATTCATGCGCGAGGTGTCAGTTATGGGCACCCAATTTCTCAGCACAAAAGGATTGCCGAATTGTGGAGTGCTTATTTGGGTTATCCAATTCAACCAAACGAGGTTGCAATTTGTATGGCGTTGGTCAAGATCAGCAGACAAGCTGAAGATGCTGCGTACCTTGACAATTACGAAGATGCCATCGCATACCTTGCAATTGCAAAAAGCATTACAGATGCCATGCAAGACGACTCAGACGATTGGAAAGACTAATGGCATTTGATTTAAGTAATTACGAAACCGTAGACGAAAGACTACATAAATGGTGGAAGGAGTTCCCAGATGGAAGATTGGAAACAGAAGTTGTCGAGGCCTCAAACACTAGATTCATTGTTATTTGTAGGCTATTCAGAACCGAAGTCGATCAAAAACCGTACGCTACTGGAATTGCGAGTGAGACTGTTAGTGATCGTGGCGTTAATGCGAATTTTGCTTTACCTAACTGCGAAACAAGCGCAATTGGTAGAGCGATTTCAAATGCGGGTCTCTCAGCTAAAGGTAAGCGTCCAAGCAGAGAAGAAATGGCATCGGTAAATAAGTTTCAAGCTGTGTCAGAAACATTCTCAGTAGATCGCACAGATCCTTTGCCTATCAGTAATGAGGACTGGGTTAAAGCTGCAACAGTTACACCACCTAAAGCACCACCAGCATGCTGTGCTAAAGGTAATAACTTAGTTACTGGTGTTAGCAAAACTAATGGCAAGCCTTACTACGGTTATTTATGTTTAGATCGTATTAAAGAGCATGCAATATGGGCTAAGCAAGATGCCAGCGGTAATTGGTTCTTTCCACAAGGAAAGGAGGAATAGTGGGTTTCATCGAGATTAGGAATGGTTCAGGCTTTACATTACGCATGGAAAACGATAAAGAAAGCCTAAACCTAAGTACCGATAGATGTGTATCGTGTAATGATGACAGGTTATTACATGATGGACAGTATTTGGTATGTACTCAGTGTCACTGTAGACAATAAGGAAGGGGAT